CCAGCTCAGTCTGCTGGATGTCGTTGAAGTCTCTGACGGCCTGGCCGGTCTCGAGCCCGTTGCCGGTGGTGTCGGGCATGCCGAGCGAGACGATGCGGCTGACCTGCAGCGCACGCTGCCAGATGCCGTCCATGTAGTCGACGACGTCCTTGGGGACGCTCGGGGGCAGCTCGAACGTGGGGGCCTCGTCGGAGTAGTTGATCACAATGCCGTTCACGTTGCCTAGTTGCCCTTCGCTCACGTTTCCGCGCTCGGGTACCAGGATGAACGGCGTAGGCATGTTCTCGATGCACGTCTCGATGTTCGTGATGGCGTGGTTGAAGTCGTAATGGAGCCCCAGAAGCTCTTCGGTGAGGCTGGTGCCCCAGAAGCCCATGGTGGGGTCGTCCTTCCACTTGTAACAGCTGAACGGAAAGTCGTCGTGCTCCCAGTCGTCGAGGACGAGCACCTGGTTGCTCACGAAGATGATGTGCTTCCCGTCGCCCGCGCCGTTGTAGCTCGGGAGGCGCCAGCCTTCCACAACCTCGACCATCGTTCCCAGCTTCTGCTGGTCCTGACGCCGGAACTCGTAGCCGTCGTCGGAGGTGATGTGCGCTGCCCGCCGGATCTTGTCCTTGTGGCCCTTGAAAATCTTCATCAGCCTGCTGCGGCTCACGTAGGCGCGCTGGTACAGGTGAGTGGGGTCTGCCCCTGCGCTCGACTCCATGGGGTCAATGAAGATGTCGGCAGGATGGACGCGGCCATTCGTAATCTCGTCGACAGCCGGATGGGGGGCCGTCTTGACGAAACCGTTGCCATAAATGGCACCATCTACCGCTGCAGCCTTTTTGGTGGGGCGCAGCTCAGTGAAGTGCTCACAGTACTCCACCCACTTCTGCATCTGCTTGGCCTTCTTCTGCAGGGTGAAGTTGCCCCCCTGCGTAACGAAGACCGGGCGGGGGTTCTGCTTGGTGACTCTCGCCATGGCGGAGTCGATCATGACCTTGATCAGGTTGGTCGGAACGCGGGAAAAGGCATTATCCTCAGTGTTCCAGGCGGCCGTGTAGCTCGCCAGGTAGTCTGAGTCGTCGATGTCCCGGTTCAGGTAGACCCGGGAATACGCATTATAGGCCGCAAGCCTGTTCTTATCGTGGTCTGCGAAGTACTTGAAGATCCCCAGGGCCGGGTCAAGGGCCTTGGGCTTGGTCTTCTCTTCCCACCACGCCTTCGATTCGAGAAAATCTTGGTCAGGCATCTAATACTAACCAGATCGGTCTTGACATTGGGCGTGGATCGACTATAATGGGTGTATGACTCAGCGTCGAACCAGTTCGGCTAAGAGTTACGGCTCTGCTGGCATGACGTCCAGACCAAGAGCCCGCGGACTTAGAGGGGGCTACTCGGGACAGGTAGCCCCCGTTCTGCGTGCAACCCTATGAACCTTACACCAAGCCAATGGCAAACAGTCCGCCGCGCAGCGCAATACACCAACGGCACAACGGTGCCCCGCAAGATGGAGATAGACGCCCTTCGCGCTCTTCAGGAGCTGGTCAAGGCTATCGACGTCCCGGACGCTTCCATCGACCCATTCGGACCCAGGTCGGCTCCGGCTTCTTCTGATTGAAGGCTTGATCTCTCGCCTTCTGGCGCCGCTGCTCCCAGTCCTGGTCTGAGCCGCGCTCGCAGGTGTTATCCACGACGAAGGCGTTGACGTCCCCGAGCTGCACCTTCGTGTGCAGGTAGCGGGCGCTGTCCATGGCGTGGTCCTGCATGCCGCTCCTGACTGCCCTCTTGCCCACGTCCAGGGCCTTCTCGTCCCACTGCAGCGTGTCCATCTCCTGCAGCAGGTCCTGGCAGCCCTTCTCGACGAAGAAGAGCTTCCCGGCCCGGATGTCCGCGTTCATGATGCTGATGCCCATGTCCACGCTGTCGGTGCCCTTCTCGACGGGCCTCGCGGGAATGTTCGGGTGGGTGGTCTTCCACTGCTTGATGAAGGCAGCGCCCTGGCCCCCGGAGTCGACGATGGTGTGGCTGAATGGGGGGTAGCGGTTGTAGATGCGCTCGATCTCCGTGCCGGCCTCGATGGTGCTCAGCTCCGGCATGCGGTAGCTCTCCACGATGTAGCACTGTCCGATGGAGCGGCTGTAGGCCCCGACGGTGTACGCACAGGGGTCCTTCGTCCCGAGGTCGACGCCCAAGAGCCAGCGCCAGTCCTCAGCAAGCTCACGCGGAAAGCGCTCTACGAGCATGTCCTCGCGGGAGTTGAAAATCTTCTTGTCCGTGTCGAAGACCCACTCCCCACACAGCTCGCGCAGGTAGGCGGGGGTGTTGAGGTTCCAGCCCATCTCTTTCATAAAGAACTCGCGCTGCTCCTCTGGGTCAGGAATGTAGGGGTTCTCGACCATGGTCCAGGTGTGCACGCTCCAGCCGATCTTGACCGTGTCATCCAGCTGCTGGCCGTGACAGATCTTGTAGAAGGGGCTGTGGCGGCTGTTGGCGGGCGTTCCCGTCACGAGGATGGAGGCCTTGTAGTCGAACGTGGAGGGCATGAGCACCTGCGTCAGCAGGTACAGCATCTCGTTGCCCATGTTCTGAGCCTCATCCAGACAGATGAGCGGGGGCGCGATGCCTCGCATCTTGTCCATCTCACGCTTGGAGCCCGCACCATACACCATGATGCTCGAACCGTTGGGAAGGTGGATGTGCCCGTGGGTGTTGTCGAAGCGCAGCCCCAGGTTCAGGGCCTTGTTGATGTCCTTCAGCGCCGGCCAGATGATTGCCTTGGCGCTGGCCCTGTTCATGTTGATGTAGATCGGGTAGCTGTTGGGGTGCTCGAAGCCAGCCTTCAGGAGCGCCAGAGCGATCCCGTGGGACTTGCCCGCACGCCGCGAACAGCAGGCGACCTTCAGCCTCGAGGGGTCCTCGATGAAGTTCCGCTGGGGCCCGAACATGAGGGTGTTCCAGTCAAGGCGGGCGACTCGCGATCCTCGCTTCGCCGCCTCATCCAGGAGCCTCCGTAGCTCACGGTCATCCTTGATCACGCCCGGAACCCAACCTGGACGAACCAGTCGTTGCTGGCCTCGCGCGGCACGAGGAAGGGTTCATTGCAGGGGTCACACTTGAAGCCCCGCCAGTACTCCGAGTCATAATCATACCCGTCGAGGGTGAACACGCGCACGTCCCACTCGCCACACACGGGGCATCGCTCCTGGTGTGCAATGAGGCTCATGCTTCCCACCCTGGCTTGGCGAGGGTGTACTTGAACCAGGGGAGATACACTGCGCTCCACTCCTCAGTCATCTTCTCCTGCAGCCAACGGAAACGGCGGATGTCCTTCGCGCTGTGCGTGTACACGAGGTTCTGCCCCTTGGTGTAGCCGAAGTCCTCGTAGAAGCGCCCCAGGAGGGCAGTTGCCACGCCCTGGTTCATGTGCTCCTTCTTCACTTTGATGAAGTGCACCACGGGAAGCCCGTCGTATGGCTCAGCGATCATCCAGCCCTTGTAGAGGTGCTTGGCCCCCGGCTCGTTCATGATGTAGGCGCTCCCGAACTTGGAGGCGCGGGGGATGATGTCATCGATCAGCTTGTGCTGGTAGCCGAAGTAGTCGTCATTGATGAGCCCCGGCATCGCCATCTCTGGCGACTCCTGGTAGTCATACAGCCAGCTCTGGCATACGTACTTGAGGTCCGGCTTTTCGATCTGTCTGATCTCACCGTTTGGCATCGAGTGCCTCCTTCAGCTCAGCGGGAAGCTCTGGGTTGTGACTGAAGGCCGCGCAGGCCTGTTCGTAGTCAGCCCCATGATCGATCATGCGCAGCGCCACATCCAGGTCCGTCTCATTGTCAAGGTGTACCTTGGCGTTCAGGGCCTGCAGGGTGGTCTCGAGCTTCCGCAGGGAGTCCTGCTGACTGATCATCAGCCGCTCCTCGTCGATGTTCAGATCGATCCCGCTGCGCAGCTTCCGCTCGTACTTGTTCAGCGCGAGGCTCGCAAGCTCGATTTGCCTCTCGAGCCGCTGCTCGTAGGTCAGGCTCAGGGTGGCCTCTGGGGTCACCTGCTCCTTCATGAGGTCCTGTTTCGTGAGGGCGTCTTCTACGACATCACAGGCGCGGACCACGCGCCTCGTTACTTTGGTCACGGGCATCGCTAGCCCTCCTTCGCTATCTGTTGCCTGGGTCTCTCTCGTATCCGTACCAGCCCTTCGTGGGGTGGTAGCGAGTCGGTGAGACCCGCGCTCCTGTCAAGTCATTGATGGGGCGATCCTCGCGCTCGAGGGCCCCGCGGTACACGTCAGCAGCTCTGCCGGGGCTGTCCCCAACCTCGCGCCTACGCTCGATGTCCTGGATGCTTTCCGTGCGCCTGAAGTTGGGCATGCCCTTGCGCTGCAGAGCCCTGGCCCCAGATACGCCCTTGCGCCAAATGTTCTCGAGGAAGTTGAGTGGCCCCTTGGCCTTCCCGTAGGTCATGAAGCCCTTGCCGGAGGACTCCACGAGGGCATTGTACTGAGCCCTCTCTGGGTCGAACTGCAGGTCCGAGGCGATGTCATCGCTAGTGGAGCCAGCGAGAACAACCTTCCCCTGGTCGAGCTTCCACTGCGGGGTCGCGTACAGCTTGGGCACGCCGGGCGTACCATTGAAGGAGCCGGGCACCTTAGAAGCCGTAGATCTTCTTCAGCGGGTTCTTGATCTTCCGCTCCCTGATGGGCGGTGTCGGCGCGGGCTTGCGGGGGTCGAGTCGCTTAGGGCCCTGGGCTGGTTTCTTGCTCATGTCACTAGGGTGATCGGTTCCCACTCTATGCATACTATACACTTTGTAAAGCTCGATGTGACAGTTGTGTGACAATCTGATGTCCAATGTTTCGTAGTACCCTGAAAACCCCTTATTATAGGAACCACTTGCCCTTGTAATATGGGTATGGGGTACCCGCTAAGTGGATTGAGCATAGCTCTCCAACAGTACAAGCCCTCACATTGATAGCTCTCCGACTATACCGCTAACGTATGGTCATAAGCACTTTTGGGGGGCTCCGATTTAGACTGTGTATCCGATGCGGACCTACATCACCCTACATAAGGGGTAAGGTGGGGGGGTGGGGGTATCTGCCTACATCATCCCACATGCACCTACATGTGTGCCTAGCAAGAGTCATGCCAAAGATATGTCCTACATGTGTGCAAGTGTAGGTTGTAACATCACGTTTGCCTACATCAATCAATAAGCATGCCAACTCATAATACACTGTAAATCGCAGGGTATTATCACTTAGCATGTAAAGGGCACGGAAAGGATAGATTGCCTCAGCTTGTCAAGGTAAATCGTACATGTAATGAATAAACTTGGCATGGTTCGTGATAAACACTCAGTTAGTGGTATGAAACACACAAAAAAGCCCCGAAAGAGCTTGACTTTCGAGGTTGGCATGAGATTTGCATAGCCACTGCTGAATCATTACCCTTTTGCTAGTCAAGTGAGCCTGCTCACCTTCTGGTATGATTCTACCTTAGTAGCTGGCTTGGTCTGCTGACGTACAAATGCCCCCGAACTAGCTT